ACGACTCGTTGCCGGATGACATCAAGGCTAAGTACGTTGAGAACCTTTCGCTTCTCCAACGTATGCGCGAGCTGCATCTACGTCTCCGCTCGCTCTCGCTTGAAAACTCCACCTGCTCGGACTCCGAGCGTTATCCGTTCCTCAAAGAACTTATATCGCTCGACAAGAAACTTCACGCCAACTGGGAGGCATACGACCATTACGTTCTTCCTGACCCCTCGGCCAAAGCCTCTGCCAAACCCAACGCCAGGAAGAAGAAATGAAACGCACTGCCAACATTGACAATATCCTACGGCCACTCTCAAATACTCCTTTTCAGGCGTATCTGAGTAATGCCGTTCAGGTTGCCGACATCCTCGAATGGATTTTAGCCCAAGTCGGCATTGCCGAGGTTTGGCAGACTTCTTTTTCTATCTCTGAGGAATTTCTGCGCCGCCTCTTTTTCATCACGAAAGATAATAAGGTCAGCCGCATCAACCTTGTTCTCGACCATAAGGCCACGAACAAGACGCTCAAACTCTGGGCGTTCATCACCCAAGTTATTGAGCGAACCTATCTCGCCGATAATCACTCGAAAATCCTTTTGGTGAAATCCGAAGCCGGAGATACCGTCTCGGTTATTACCTCGCAGAACCTCACTCGCGGCAACCGCCACGAGTCTGCTTTCATCTCCACTTCGCCGGAGATTTTCGCTAATCTCCACGCCCAAGTCAACGACCTTATCACAAATCATTCAGTACCGCTCCATGACCTATTCAGAGACCGAATTAACGCAGATTGAGAAATTCGCCTCAATCTACCTTAAAATATCCGACATCGCCGTAATACTCGATATTCCGGCTGATGTTCTCCGCAACGACATCGCGGACAGAAGCACCGAGGTATCGAAAGCCTACCGTCGCGGTAAAGCCGCGTCCAAAGTCAAGCTCCATTCCCAGGAAATGATGCTTGCGCAGGTAGGCTCGCCCCTGGCCATCGAAAACGCCCACCGCAATCTGCTTGATATGGAAGATGATGAGTAACCCATCTACATTAGATATATGCAAGCAACACTTGTTTTCCTCTGCCGAGGACATCAAGGCGCAGTTCAACTCCGATGCCGTTGTTGAGCGCGTTCTGCGTGTCCGTGACCTTTATATGTGGCGTCTCTCGCATCCCGATTCTTCCGACCGGGAGTTTGTCGCCGAGTTCAAGTCGCGCTATCCTATGGGCAAAAACGCCGCACAGGAATACCTGCGCATCGTCAACGCCCTGCTGCCGTTGCTCTCGGAGAAGTCGCGCGACTTCCACCGTTGGCGCTATAACGAGATGATTATGGAGACTTACCAGATGGCTAAGGCGCGTAAGGATACCAAGACTATGGAACGCGCCGCCACTTCCTACGGCAAGCTCAACAAGGTTGACGCAGAGGACGTTCAGGCCGTGCCGTTCCACCTGATTGTCGTGCAGCCCTTTGTCGCCACGAATGACCCGTCGGTTCTTGGCATCAAGCCGATACCGGGCATCGAGGACAAAATCAAGGCCATGCTCGACAAGTATTCGGCTGAAACTCTCGACATCGAGGATGTGGAGTTTGAGGAAGCCGACCTTGAAGAAGATGAACTTTTTGCTCCCTACACCGATGGAAACCACGGAGAAGAAACAGATTTACTTTAACAAGCCCCAACGCCTTACTCAGTTGATTGGGGCTAATACTACCGTTATCGTCGCAGGGCGACGCACCGGCAAGACGGACAGTATCGCTGCTCCTTTTGTGCTGCGCAATATGCAGCGTATGCCCGGCTCCACAGGCGGCATCGTTGTGCCGACATTCAAGCACGGCCTCACCAACACTATCCCCGGACTTCTCGCAGCGTGGAAGCGTTGGGGCTACATCGAGGGGGTGCATTACGTTGTCGGCAAGAAACCGCTCAAATCCTTTGCACGGCCAATTACCGAGCCGAACGATTATGAACACGTCATATCGTTCTATAATGGCTCTATTGCAATTATAATTTCGCAAGACCGCCCCGGCTCGTCAAACTCGCTCACTCTTTCGTGGCTGCTCGTCGACGAGGCTAAGTTCATCAATTACGACAAGCTCAAAGACGAGACGCTCCCGGCCAACGGCGGCATCAAGTCGTACTTCGGCAAGCACTCCTTCAATCATTCCATAATGATTCTCTCGGATATGCCGCAGACCAAGAAAGGCTCGTGGTTCTTGCACTATCGCGAGAAAATGGACTCCGAACTGATTGCCACCATCGAGGGGACGGTCTATGAGATATGGCGCATCAAGGAGCGCATACGCGCCATGCGCTCAAAAGGGGAACCTATTCCTGACTACCTCAAAGGCAAACTCCGCAAGCTCGACCGGCAGCTCAATCAGATGCGCTCCGTGGCCGTCTACTACCGCGAGTACAGCAGCATCGAGAACTTGCAGCTCCTCGGCGAGAACTATATCAAGCAGATGAAGCGCGACCTCACTCCGCTCACGTTTCAGACTTCCATTCTCTGCCGCCGCATCGGCATTGCCAAAGACGGCTTCTATTCCTCAATGCGCGAGGGCCACAAGTACGACGGCAACAACAACGACTACCTCGAAAGCCTCGGCCTTGATGTTGCACTGCGCCATCCCGACATCTTAGAGACCATGACCGCACAGGCTGACGGCGACATCAATCCTGATGCGCCTATCTGCATCGGCATGGACTACAACGCGAATATTAACTGGATCGTCTGTGGGCAACCGTCAGGCCGTCGGCTCAACGTCCTCAAATCTTTCTTCGTCAAGTTCGAGCGTAAGATACCGGCACTCGTCGAGGACTTCTGCCGCTACTACGCCGGGCATCGCAACAAGACCGTGGTCTACTATTACGACGCAACCGCCCTTGGCTCAAACTATGCTGTCAACGACCAGGACTTCCACTACAACGTAGTGAAAGAGTTTGAGCGCCACGGCTGGTGCGTTGAGTCGGTCTACCTCGGAAACCCGATGCGACACGACGAGAAGTATCTTCTCATCAACAACGCCTTTGCCGGAAAGCAACGCCTTATGCCGTTCTTCAACCGCTCCAACAACGACGACCTTATCCTCGCCATTCAGACCGCCGGTGTCTCCAACGGTCGCAACGGCTTCCGCAAGGACAAGTCCGGCGAAAAGCTCGCCGAGAGCGAGGAGGATTTATTGGAGCATCGCACCGACGGCACCGACGCTTTCGATACCCTCTACATCGGCTGCGAGAAATTCCCGTACCATGACTCTTTCTCTCTATCAATGTCGGGTGTGTTATAGCGACACTTCTTTTACGCTGTAAATCAACGTCCTGCATTGGATTATAGTTGGAATACGATATAATATTCCCTATTGCATAAAATATTTATCGCTATAATTTGCTGATTTCTGAAAAATATTGCGTATATTTGCAGCCGTAAACAAAACCTACGGCATTATGTATTATTACCCTCCAACATATAAGGTCATTAAAGATGCGCCGCTTCGCAAGGCGCTCTATATAGCATCCGACCGCAGTAAATACACCGGCGGTTTCGACGACAGCTGCAAACTGTTCCAATATATCGCAGATAATGGCTTCGCATCCCTTGACGATATTGTGGAACTCGACCGCACTTTCGGCATTGACTTCGAGAAGTATCTTCGTTGGAAATACGAGATTGACAAGAAGAAAGCCACCGACAAACCGGGTATTGCCTTTGAGGACATCTTTAACGAAGAACGCAAAGCGAATGAACACAATGGCTTTTATCCCGCTTGTTGGAACGAGTTCCTGACTTTTCGCGGTACGTTCATCAATTTTTGGCTGATAATGGATGGACATTTCCACGGCCAAAAGATGAATGAAGAAACGAAACTCCCAGTCGGCAAGACTGACAATGATGGCTTACGCTATTGGCAAGACGAGGGGCCGCTCTCTCTGAAACCCATGGCTGAGGACCGCAAGGACTATGATTGTGCCGAGCAAGACCCGGAAATCAACGCCTGCTTCGAATATGTTCTTCAGCGCACCAATCAGCCGTGGTACCGCTACAAGTTAGTCGAATTGTTCAACGGCTTTGCGTACCGCAACCGCGTTAGTTGGAGCGATGTCCGATTCCTCGAAAACGAGTTCGGATGCCCTCTGCGCCAATATCTCTGCAACACGGCAGAAATATGGTGTAAGGGATATAAGGGCGTAATGTCAATGGACGAGCTGCACACATACATCAACGATTACGTTCACTTCGCGCCCGACGAAGAACGCCCGGAACACTTCATGCCATTCCACGTAATCCGTACAGCATTTATCGCCGTGGTCGAAGATGCGATGTATAACAAACAATGGTAGCCATTCTTTGCCATCTCACGGAAATTTCGTAACCTCGCATATCTCAAACTTGTATATGACGAAACCGGCAACCACAATAGACGAACAGCTCGACCTCCTGAAAACAAGAGGTCTCGTCATACAGGATGAAGACAAGGCGCGTGAAATACTCCTTGACATAGGATATTACCGACTTGGCTTCTACCTTTTCCCATTTGAAAAATCATATCCCCAGCTGCGAAACCGCACACACGAATATATCGACGGCGCAACTTTTGAGGACGCGGTTAAACTCTATTACTTCGATTTTGACCTGCGTCTGTTGCTTACTCGATACCTGACGCGAATTGAGATTGCTTTCCGAACTGCATTGATTTACAACCTTTCCAACAAATACTCTCCCAATTCCGTATGGTTTATAAGTCCGTCTGTTGTCAGCCGTTCTTATGCGAGGGATTTTGAAAATAAAGTTTACACCGCCGACTTCAAGCGCAATCCTATCATTCAGCGCCACCATCAGAAGAATCCTAATGACCGCTTCGCGCCCTCGTGGAAAACACTCGAGTTTATGACATTCGGTGCTGTTATGAAGCTGTATGAGCAGCTCAAAGAACGCGATGATAAAATCCTTATCGCTCAGAAACTCGGCATCCGGCAGGTCGTTACGTTTGAAAGCTATATGCACACTATCCGGGAAGTCCGTAACGCCTGCGCCCACGGACACCTCCTTTATGACTTGCGGCTTCCGCGACGCATCAATCGCGGTCCGGCGCATATCACGCCCCAGGAATCAGGAAACATTGTCGGCGCTTTGCGCGTTATCAGATATATGATGGCACAGATTTCGACCAAACGGGCTGATGATTTAAGCGCCTCCGTCAAATCCCTCTACGAGAAGCTTTGCATGGAAGCACCCAATCTGAAGCCGCTGATGCCCGATTTCTCTTGTATCTGAGAAAATTAAATGTTAATTTCTTGTCGTAATTTTGCCACGTTAGAAAAAAGTATTACCTTTGCAACACAAAAGTGCCGGTGCAGACTTCGTCGCTGCATCCTTGCACTATAAAAAAAGGTAAAGTCGAGGCTGCCACTTTGTCGGGTAGCCTCGCTTATTTTTATCTCCTTATTCAAATTGAATAAACAAAGTTTAACATTGGAGTGCAAGAATTAGGCACTCCTGCCGATTAACTTTGCAGTCGAACACAGAAAGTGTTCAAGTTTGACTTCAAAACAGATTCGACTATGGGACTTCTCGTATTGATTTTAGCCATTATGTGGCTACCCTCGGCACTCAAAGACGGCGCCAAGATAAAATAATCGTCAGGCTCTATCAATTAGGGCATTGCAAATACCGCAAATCTCGAAAATTTGTGGTAACTTTGCATATTAAAAGACCTCAAAATCTGCTCATTATGCCAGTAAAAGTTTACGTCATAGACGACCCCATTTTAATCAGCTTCATCGAGGACGGAGACCTCGACGGCTTCAAGGAGTATCTTGACTCCGACGATACCATTCTGTTCTCCGAACCCGAAACTTTCGACACAGAGAAAGAAGCCCTCGCTTTCTGTTCCGGCATCGGCCACGGCATCGATGAACGCGCCCCGGTGGAGCGTTTTCCGCTCCGCAGTTCAGAAGAAGACGACCTGCCGTTCATCAAAGCCATCGAAAATTATTAAAGACCAAAATTTAACATGGTTGAGCGCGATTTTAGCCCATGTCAATAACTATCTTTGCAGCGGATGCCCGAAGTCTCGGAAATTTTTGTTAACTTTGCATCCTAATCTGCGCTCGCCGCTGACAAAGACCGCTCAATGTAAGTAACAACTTATATTCAACATATTACGGAACTTCCTTGTAGCCGCAAAAGGTTTGGTCGCCTGTCAGCCTACTCGGAAGTTCCTCGTATTTATTAGCCGTGGGAAAAAAGGCCAAAACATATCAGATACCCGACGAGATTGTTTCTGCAATCGCAGCCGAGCGTAGGTCGCCTTACGGCATACGTTCCTATGTTAGTTTATTTAGTAGTGCTGGTATAGGCTGTTATGGTTTTAAAGAATTAGGGTATAATTGCATAGCAACAGTTGAGCTTTTAGATAAACGACTAAAAATTCAACGTTTTAATAACAAATGTCTGCTTGAGTCAGGTTACATCTGTGGTGATATGACTCAACAGGAAACCAAAGATAAAGTATTTAATGAACTTGCCGTATGGAAAGAGTGCTTTGGCGTTTCAGAATTAGATGTTCTGATAGCAACTCCTCCATGTCAAGGAATGTCGGTTGCTAATCATAAAAAAGGTGATGAATTAAAACGCAATTCGCTTGTTGTTGAGTCAATAAAAATCACCAAAGACGTTCTGCCTAAATTTTTTGTTTTTGAGAACGTCCGGGCATTCCTTACATCTGTTTGTACCGATATCGATGGCATAGATAAAACTATTCAAGAAGCAATTACATTTAATCTTGGGGGCCATTATAATATTCTATTTAAAGTAATCAATTTCAAAGATTACGGTTGCCCGTCCAGTCGAACTCGGACATTAGTTATTGGTGTTCGCAAAGATATTCAAGATATAACTCCTTTTGATGTTTTTCCAGACTTATCTAAGGAGAAAACGCTTCGAGAAACCATAGGCCACTTGCCGAGTCTTAAGGTAATGGGTGAAATATGGGATAAAGATATTTACCATAATTTCAGGAAATATGCACCTCACATGGAAGCATGGATTTCTGAAATAACAGAGGGTCAATCCGCATTTGATAATACAGATATTACCCGAATACCCCACACCGTTAGAGATGGTGTTGTTGTTTACAACGCAAAAAAGAATGGAGATAAATACACTCGCCAATATTGGGATAAAGTCGCACCTTGTATTCATACAAGAAACGACATTATGGCGAGCCAAAACACCGTTCATCCTTCAGACAACCGCGTCTTCAGCATTAGGGAAGTTATGCTTATGATGTCGGTTCCCGATTCATTCCAGTGGACCGATACTCCTATTGCAACGCTCAATGCAATGTCTTTAAAAGAAAAGCAAGCTTTCTTAAAAAAAGAGGAGATGAATATTCGCCAAAATCTTGGCGAAGCTGTCCCGACTATAATATTCCGGCAGATTGCATCAAAAATTCGACGTATTTTAGATAAACCTGTTTTCTCCAATTCTGACGCTATATCTTTCGTTAAGGAAAATCACCTTACCGAGCAATCCCGTATTGTCTCTTTTTTACAAAGAACTAACTCAGAATTTTCTCGACTTTCTCGAATCGTTGAAATGGCAAATTCTGAAAGAGATAATACCGCTGCATATTATACTCGCCAAGATATTTGTTACTCAATAGTAAACAATTTACCTGACGCTAAACAATTTGGCTCACTTTCTATTTTAGAGCCATCTATAGGAATCGGCAATTTTCTGCCATCGCTGATTGCAAAATATGCATCAGTCCCTATTGTAGAGATTGATGTTGTTGACATCAATCCTTTGTCAATAGAAATTCTCAAAGAAATGCTTAATCGCATTTCAATTCCTGATAATTTCAAGATTAATTTCATTGTCGCGGATACGTTATTATATGATTTCCAAAAGGAATATGATATTGTAATCGGTAATCCTCCTTATATGAAGTTAACGGGTCATAAAACATTGACCGCTAAATATAAACAAACAGCTCGTAACAAAGACACCAACAATATATTTGCTTTCTTTATTGAAAAAGCAATATCATTAGGACGCTACGTGTCCCTAATAGTGCCTAAAAGCCTTATTAACTCTCCTGAATTTAATGAGACTCGTAAAGTTATGTCTGAATACGCTCTAACTCACTTTATAGATTTTGGCGAAAAAGCTTTTAAAGGCGTTAAAATTGAAACCGTATCATTTACCATCAATACCACTCGGAAGCCATCGGAAACCATTGTCTATTCATACATCAATAACTCTGTAAGAAAGGTTAAACAGGAATATATAACTGATAATAAATTCCCTTATTGGCTTATTTATCGTAATGAAGTGTTTGATAAGATTGCCAATTCCATGAAATTTGGAATTTTCAAATCTTATCGTGATAGAGCAATTACTAAATCTGTCACCCATTTGGAAGGGAAAATCAGAGTTTTGAAATCTCGTAATATTGGGAATAATGAAATTATAGACATTGATGGTTACGATTGTTATATCGATAATGCATCGGAATATGATGTGAGCAGATACTTAAATCATACAGATTGCGTTTTACTTCCAAATCTCACATACAAACCACGCGCTTGTTTTATGCCGAGAGATTGCATCGCTGACGGTTCTGTTGCTATACTTACATTGTCAGACCCAAGCATAACAATTACAAAAGAAGATTTGGCTTTCTATTCTACGGAACAGTTTTCTTCATTCTATTCGATTGCTCGAAACCTCGGCTCGCGTTCTTTGAATATTGATAATAACTCAGTTTTCTTTTTCGGAAAGCTAAATGATTAACTGGTATGAGAGAAACCATAAACAACTTTTTAAGTCATTTTGACCTTGATGTTCGCAAAACAGGTGATGCTCGTTTTGCTGACCAGAAATGTACGCCAGATGTGATTTGCTTTATTGCAGACTGCATTATGAATATAGTACAGCCTAATCAGACATTCACCGTTAGCGATATTTGGAACTCTCAATATTTCATTAAAAATGCCGTTGCCGTTTTCGGGAAACCCATTCCAACTAATCCGACCGCAAGACATGAATATGATAAGTTTATTCAGCAACCACTCCGTTTGCTCGGTTACGCTCATGTGTTGAACGTAGAAAAGGTTGGTGGCACAAATGTGTATTCAATAGCCAATGAAGATATGCTCGATTTTATCTCTCGGCGCGAGCGTAATACTTACAACTTCCTTTATAGCTATTTCCGTAAGGTTATGGCTGATAGCGGTATGTGGAAATATTTTCAAGAATTTATAGATAAGTCTACGCAAGGAAGCGCTTCGAGAACTGACTATATGTTTCTCCGCGACAAGTTCGTCCGTTTTATGATTGGCAATACCAATATTAATACAGCGGTTGAAGTTCGTAGAATCTTCCCTAAGATACTCAATATCTTTGCGGTTGATAACGGTATTTGTGGCTCTGAACGAGGAACTCTATCAAAGTTCCCTTTTACTTTCTCTGACTTAATGTATAACCGTAAGAATTGGAGAGACATCAACAAGGACAAGTCAATTACTCGCCAAGAGGCGGCAGAGGATGCGATAGAGACCCAACAAGAGGCGTTCAGCCAGTACTATATCCAGAAAGCGATTGCTCTCATTCGCAAAATCCAACATGAAAGTGAAGTACACGACCAATGGAGTAACGGCCCTGCTACCCACGTACACCACATATTTCCACGCTCTCAGTTCCCGCAGATTGCACACTATGTCGAGAATCTTATTCTTCTGACAGCAACCCAACATAACACAAAAGCCCATCCGAACAATAATACCCATATTGTTGACAAAGACTATCAACTCGTTCTCCTTATTGCTAAATCAGAAACCATCGAGAAGTCTCTTAAACTTGTTGGCGATAAATATTACCGCAAGGAGTCGTTTGTTTACGTTCTTAATATAGGCCTAAATCAAGAAATAAGCGTGTCCTTATCGTTCAACGATATTCGTGCATTTCTCATCCAATTATATAATGCGGCATGATTCGACTTAAACGAATTAAGAAAATAGAAGATTTTGGCATATTCCAAAATTTTTCATGGGATTCTAATACACGAGATTTCAGCACCCGTAATATAATCTATGGATGGAATTATTCGGGCAAAACGACTCTCTCGCGATTTATTGAGGCTATATCTATTCATACTTCAGGAGATATTGAGACCCCTAACTACTTCATTGACATAGACAATAATGGAGCTTCTCAAAAAGGAATTTCTTCAAAAATTGATGTGCCTATTTTTGTATTTAATAATACTTATATAGAAAGGAACCTTCATTTTCACACATATGACAATCCTAAAATTAAGGGTGTTCTATTCGACATTGGAGAAGAATCCTCCGATAAACGCAAATTATTACGTGAAACAAAAGAACGTATAAAAGAAATCAAAGATTGGCTTGAAAAGAATAGTGATGACATAAGAGCTTTCGAAGAATTTGAAAAAATATTCTCAACCGCTGCAAAGAATATTAAAAATGACGTATTTGAAAGTTCAATTGAATTTACTAAAGCACATCTCAAGAGAGAATTGCAATTATTAAATCAATCCAATTTATCCGCACATATTATTAGTAATCCTACGGAATTAGCGACAGTTCGATTTAATGCGCTGCAAAAGAATCCTATGTCACCTATTTCCTTTAACTGTTTCCTAATTAATTTCAATGAACTCACGACGGATATAAACGAGTGTTTATTATATTGCCCTGGACGAGTAAAAACAGAAACAATTTTGGAGCAGAACAACGGACTATATAATGCTGTCCGTGAGTTTCTAAATTTTTACAATTCTAATTCAACTTATCATACCTGCGCTTTTTGTGGGAATATAATTTCAGAGACTCGCATAGATGAATTAAATACATACTACACAAACGAAGCATCTCAACTTCGACAGCGCATTGAAAAACTAAAAACTGTAATATACACACACATACATAATATAGACAATTCCATATCTCAGATAGTTAGTGCTAATGATTTAATTGAAAGTGCACGAAGTTCTTTTGAAAACGCCACATCAAAGTATCAGGAATTACTCGGCCACCTTAAAAACTTTTTAGATTTTGCATTGTCAAAACTTAATGAAAAGTTAAACAAGTACCTATTTGAAAGTATGCTTTCTATAAAGGCAGCCCCTTTTAATTACGAAGCATACTGTAATGTTTGTGATGAACTAAATCAGATTATTACTATTCACAATAATAATATCGCCAATTTTAATGATATCAAGATAGCTGCAATTTCAAAATTAAAACTTCATCATGTCGCTAAATTATTAAAAGAACGTAATTATTTTCAGATTAAGTCAAGAAGAGACATCCAAGAAAATGAACGGTCTCGTAAAAACATAGAATTACAATTACAGACAGATTTAGTTTCCAAATTACAGTCCGAACTTACTTCGATTGTAAAAGGTCAAGAAAAATTAAATAATTACATTAAACTGTTCTTGGGTCGCGAAGATTTGAGCATAAAAGCGACTGACGATAATTTCTTTTTGTTATACCGTGGAGCTGAGATAGCAAGAAATCTTAGCGAAGGAGAAAAATCTGCAATCGCATTCTCGTATTTTTTGGTATACCTTGAAAATATCAAAGAGATGACGGGACTAAATGATGCGATTATTTTCATTGATGATCCAATTTCCAGTCTTGACAATAATCATATTGCACAAGTTTCTTCTCTTATTAATAACTTTTTCTTTTATAAAGATTCGGCAAATAAGACTTGTGATAATTTTGCACAGCTCTTTATCGCAACACATAATTTTGAATTTTTCTCATTTGTACGAGACGCGAATAACATAAAACGCAAGAATAATGATGGCTGTTGTAATTTATATATGCTCAAACGTTCTGCTGAAAGCAAAGTAGAGCTATTGAATTTACCTAAAGCTTTTTCTAATTATGATTCAGAATATCTATATCTATTTTCGGAAATTTACAATTATTACAATTCAGGTTGTCCTGTTGATAGTTCATATATAATGCCAAATGTCATTAGGAGATTTTTAGAAATCTATACTCGTATTAAACTTCCAGGGAATCATGATGAAATTGACAACCGATTGAAGATTCTTACTGCCGGTCGACCGAATGAGTTAAAATTTTTACACTATTTTTCTCATTTTACGACTTTAGAGAGGGCTGTAAAGCATTCAGAACTTATACTAAAGATACCAGATATAACATCTGATGTAATTGCATTTCTCAAACTTGATAAAGAACATTATGACTCATTGGTTAATGGTATCTCTGCAAAATAGTCTATGACAACTTTGTAATGCCCTCGGGATATTATTGCTCCACCATCGAGCCTTAGATCTCGACTGGTAGGCTTCAACTTTTAGCTCAACAAGTGTAGGCGAGTTAATCGCTAACTCTTGCTTCGCAAGCGACTTCGTCGATAACATACAGCGGGCTTCGGCACCACTTTGTGGATCCGAGGCTCGCTTTTTCTATGCGGCATTGTTCCGGCATGGCTTTCATTTCCAGAATAGGCTGTTACCGTACATTATGCCCTTCGATGGAGGATTTATCAGTTGTTGCCCTGCACCTCGGTTTCTTCGACTCGTACATTGAGCGATTTATTTTTCTGTGCTTCCTCGGCTGGACTTCACGGTGTCTATGCTTCGCTTTGCCATCGAGTGATTACTTCACGGAGTAGATGTGTATTTTGAGAGGAGCGGTCGGCGTTCACCGTCGAATATGCCTTGCAGGTTTCGTGGATCAGGATTTTGCCGGGACGTTTCATAGGGCATACTTGTTGAACGCGCTCGTAGGCAGCATTGTATTTACATCGCGAAGTTAGCGTCTTTATCTACGCTCGAAAAGGGCAGGTAAATTCGCTCAAAAAATCTTCCTTTTTTTACTGCTTAAAAAAGAGTATTCAAGGGACAGGCCCTTTTGGACGAACCCTTGTCGGCTAACGTGCCGGGAGGCACTGATTGGGTCAGACGCATATTCTGCAATGTAAAACAAACGCGCCCCGGCGCACAAGTAAAACCCTCTAAACTTCAAAATCATGACCCACGTAATGAACATATTCAACAGCTCTCTCAACTCCGACAGCTCAAACAAATACTTCTCGGTGGAAGTAATCACTTTCGACGGCGACAGCTACATGGAAGAAGTTGAAGCCTCCAACGCCGACGAAGCCCAGGAAATCGCCGCTTCGATGCACGAAGATGTCGACTACACGATGGTACAGGGTTGCTTTGCATACTGATAAATCGTTCCTCCCTCAAAGGGTAGGCTGTCCGCCGGGGCAGCCTTAACTCTTGCTCATTCATCGCCACCGCTTGCTCCGTTTATTTCCACTGCGTTAATGCTGTCGCGGTCAGACCCTCCGCAATCGTTGTGTTCCGGGCAGGTGCTTTCAGCCATCCGAGCTGACCGCTTTTAGCGGTTGCCGCTTCTGTTCTGATTTGTCGGATTTCCATTATCTGTTTTGAGGGTGAAACGGTGAGGGTCATTCCGGCTTTGCCTCCCCGACACCTCGACCCGCAGGCAAAGACGTTTTGGCCGTTGCCCTGTGTGCTTTGGCAGGTATATCGGATGCTCTTGGCTGCATCCACATCACATTATCCGGCTGCGCCCTTGTGCCGTACCGCTGAACTCGCGGCCACGATTGAGCAGGGAGTTTTCACTGCGTCCGCTATCATCCCGACTACGGGGCTACGGATGTCTCAGCCGATTTTTCCTGACGCTCCGTGTGCTTCATACCGTTCCATATCTCGTTTTTGGATGCAGACCGAGCCATTTTTCCTTCACAAATTTAGTACGGTCATTCACTGTTGCAAGGGCAGGTTTGCACTCCGTGTTCCTCCGTTTTTCGCTTCGTTGCAAAACGGCAATCACCCTTGCTGCCTTCAGCTCATTACGACCGCACTTTTGATTGTTCGTAAAAATCGGGCTTCGGCCCACAAGTCAAACTTCAAAATTTCACAGATATGGCACGCAAAGCTAAAAAATCAACCGAGAACATCGCAACAAACGTTGCCCCCGCAGTCGAAACAACAGCTACTGCAAATCCCAAGCTCATCGTCGCAGCCCGCAAGTTCAACCGCTGGTACGTCTATTTCAAGGGCGTAGCCCCCAAAGATAACGTGGGATGCGGCTGCAAGACAGCCAAGAGCGCTATCCGATATATGCACCTGCTCAAAGCACGTTACGGCGCTACTATCTCCCAAAACATCTATGAACGCCTCCAGTTCGAGGCCGCGAAGGAGGGTTAAAGCCCTCCTTCACTCTCTCCTCACCATTTCTTTTCACCCTCAAAACGTTACGATTATGGAAATCAACTACAACAAATTCACCGAACAGGAGCTGCAAGTAATCCTCGATGCAGCGCGGACAATCAACTTCGCCTTCGGCACTCAGTTCCCCTCGCACAAGGAACAGATCGCCCTTCTGATTGAAGATTTACATTTCCGCATCATCAATCAGATAGTCATTCAGACGTACAATGCCCTGCGCTCAAAATACATCGCGCGAGGCATCCCCGACGCTCCCGACTTCGTCCCCGACCATTTGGAGAAATGACTTCTCCAAACCGTCCGCATCGCGGCTGCTCCCTCCGGGGAGTGGCCGTTTTCGGCTGTCTTTTATCGGCCAAGACTGCAAAGCTACCTTTGCATCATGGCACACCGAATTACATACAAGCCCCAGGGCATCATCCTTTCTTCGGCTGTCGGTGAAATCACCGTGGCCGTCGACGGCGATTTTGTCGATGTCTCGCTGACCGCCACCGGCGGCATCGTCATTCTCTCGGAGCGTTACTACGCCCACGGCGGTTATGTAACACTCTATGATCTCGGCTCGCTTATCGAGTCCGAGATGAATAAGTCCGGCCAGTCATGCGCCGACTTTACCCTGCGGGTATTTACCGGCTCGGTCAACAACAAGGCTGACTCGTGGGTGCTTCATATCCTGTACTGCGACCGCTTCACGGTCTGTACGGATATTTCGGCCTTTCTCCGCGAGAATTTCCTGACGACGCTCTCAGTGCGCCGGCACGACGCTTTCCCTTTTCTTCTACGCCGAACAGGGGGAGAGCATCGCCTATTCCGTCGCCCATTCGTTCCGCAAGGCGGACTCGGAGGCTCGTTATCAGCACTCATATACCATCGACAGCGGTAAGACCGCCGACTCGTCGGGCATCGTGCAGCTCAATATCTCCCTGTCCTCAATCATTGCCGATGCAGCTTCTTTCGCCACCGCAAGGCTCGGCGAAATCACACTGCTGTCGTTCACCGTCCGTTGCGGTCAGCGGTATGTTACCTGCTTCGTCGACAACTCGCTCACAGACCTTGATTCGTTCTACTTCCGCAACTGCTTCAACGTCTGGGACTCGGCCACTTTGCCGGTTGTCACTACGGCAAAGACGGACGTAGACCGCTCCCTCGCCATCATCAACGGCAAGTCGCGGTTCTACAACCAGTCAACCGCCAAAACCTACGAGGTGGAGGCCGGGCCTCTGACTTCCGACGAAGCCGAGTGGATAGACCAACTCTTTTCATCGCACGACGTGTTCCGAATCGAGCCGGACCCGACCAACAGCTACGACCCTCTTGTTCTCGCCCCGATACTCATTACCGACTCCACCTGCGAGTTTCAGGACGGCGACGAGAAACTTAACAAAGTAAAGTTCACGTGGCGTTACGAGGACAACCGCCCCATAGTGCGGCTCTCCGCCTCGCCCGGCATCTTCACTGAACCCTATAATCTCGTATTCAGCTAACCTCGTTCCTCGTACCTTTCAATGTCAAAAGCAATCCACATAAGCACCGCTCGCACGATGCTCAACAGCGGCGACCCTGTCGACCTCCATGTATGGAAGTCGGACGGTTCCATTCTCCACCTCCAAAATTGCATATCGCTCCGCTACAATTTTTACGGCGGCTGGCGCAATATCAAGATATTGGCTTCGGGCGAATGTCGCCGTGTCCGCGACTGCTGCATTTTCCGTGTCAACGACTTGGAAGTATTTCTCTAATGCTCAATCCTTTTCGCTATGAATATCGAAAATCTCAATTTCAACTCCGTTGAATCGGTTCCGGGCTATGAAGCCCGTGCAGCGTTCACCGTCAACTCCGCATCCGTGTTCAAGGAGGACGTGGATATTGTGCCGACTATCATTGATGATAGTCTGAGCTATATACCGTGGGGAGGCGACAATCAGATGCCGTTCGACATCCTCAATCTCATTGAGAAAGACGAAACACTCGCCACCTGCCAGTGTTTCAACGCCGAGGTCTGTTATGGTGCCGGTCTGCGATACGATACCTGCATCGCTTCCGCAGCGGTCAAGCGCGAAGTCGAGGACTTCACTCTCGACAACGACCTCGCCTCATACTTTCTCGGAGTTAGTCAGGACTTTAAGCACTTCGGCTTCGCCGTGTCAGTGCTTATTCTCAACGAGGACGGATCGCGCATCGTCCGTCTGTTGAGAAAGGAAGCCTGTTACTGTCGCTTCACTCCGGCTGACAAGCACGGTCGTATTTCAAAAATCCTTTACGCCAACTGGCGAAAGGCTATCTCATCGCGCAGCGACATCGAGGAAATCGACCTGCTCGACCCGGCTTCTCCGTGGCGAGATCTGCAAGACAAGCTCGCCAAATCATCGCCCTTGGGCGCTTCGTCCACGAAGAACTCGAAGTGCCGGAAATTCGCGATTGTATCGCGAATCCCGACAGTCGACAGCACTTATTACCCGATACCTTACTATGGCGCATTATTCCGGGGCAAGTGGTACAACATCAAGCAGCTTATCGGCATCGCAAAGGAGGCAAAGTTAAAGAACTCTGCCCCAATCAAGTATCATATAGAGATAAGCAAGACCTACTGGGAGAGCATATTCCGTGCCGAGGGCATCACCGACCGTCGCAAGCAGCAGGAGCGCATCGTGCGTGAGAAGCAGCAAATCCTCGATTTCCTGACCGGCGCGGAGAACTCCGGCAAAGCATGGTTCTCCACGTTCTATATATCGCCCGACGGCAAGGAGCAACACGACGTCGTAATCAACAAGATTGACGACAGCAAGGAGGGCGGCGATTGGGAGACCGACATTCAGGAAGCTATCAATATGATATGCTTTACTATGCGGGTGCATAGTAACCTTGTCGGCTCAGTTCCCGGCAAAGCCCAAAGCAACAACTCCGGCTCCGACAAGCGCGAGCTTTACACCATCGCCCAAGCCCTTCAGAAACCGTATCACGACCTGCTCTTTACCGTCCACCGCATAATCATCCGCTTTAACGATTGGCGTGGCGTGACGGTAGACGTGCCGTTTATCCAACTTACCACCTTAGACGAACATCAGGACGCAAAGCAGGTTAAACTCCCAAACTCCAAGCCCAATGAAACTGATAACAAGCAATGATGAGTTGCGGAAGTATATTCCGAACTCTATGCGCGAGGTCAAAGGGGAAACTCCGCTCTTTGACAAACTCGCTCCCTATCTTGAAAGAGCCGAGCAATGGTTCTGCCACCACTTCGTTCCGGCAGAACTGCTCGACGCCATAGCGTCCGAGGCCGCTCACATCGTCGCAGTCGAGGCATACCGGCTGGCCGTGCCGCAGCTCGACCTTGTGCTTACGCCCAACGGTTTCGCCACTGTCGGAACTCAAAACCTTTCTCCGGCATCGAAGATGCGCGTCGACCGGCTCGTTGGCGGTCTGCTCGCCGAGAGGGACAAGGCACTGGCGCAGCTTCTTCACAATCTGCCCTCCATCGAGGGCTGGCCGGACTCACCGCAGGGGCGGTTGTTCGGCGCCACGCTGTTTCCGACCCTTGATGTTGTAGCCCAACAGTCGGGGGAATCAGAACGACTATGGGACAAGTATTGTGAGTTGCGCCCACAGTTGATTGACCTCGAAGCAAGCCTCTCGGAAGAATGGCTGTCGCCTGAATTGATGTCAGCGCTCCGCTCCGAAAACCTGCGCGGAGATCTGACGGCAAAGCGGAGTGAGATTGTCCGGCAGGTAAAAGCGCAGATTGTCGGCTACCTGCGCTCAGGGTCGTTCAACTCGCGTAGGCTCGCGGATATTGTGAATTATATCCGGCAGCATGAGGCCGAATTTCCTGAATGGCATCAGTCCGAGACCGCGAAGCTGTTTGCACCGCCGGTGTTCCGCAATGAGAAGAAAGCGAAGGGATATTTCTTTTAGCGGTGTCGAGGCATTTCGGCAGTCGGTGTAGATACGTCGCAAGAGCAGTTTGTCGGTCATACCGAATTGGAGTTATGGCACGAGGCACTGATTTTCCGAGGCGAAGTTAGAATATGCGTCGGCACGTCAAGGGCAGGTTTGCGCTCCGCGTTCCTCCGTTCTTCGCTTCTTTGCAGAACGGCAATCACCCTTGACTCTCTCAGCCTCCTATGCACATTCTTTCACTTGCCTGTAAAATCTGAAGTGCTTCGGCACATAACTCTAAATCAATTCGATATGATACTTCCCGACAAACGACCCGTTGAGCGCGACTTCGCCAACATCACCGACTACTCGCTCGAATGCCCCGACGGTGCAAGAAAGTTCTTCGCTTTCATCCATTTTACAGATGATTCCACCTGCCTGTGGTCGAACATCTTCACCTTCAACCGCTCATTCGCCCTGATGCTCGTAATTGAAAAATTCGGCGACTGCCACGAATATATCAGCAGCATCAATATCCACGAGCAGGAGTAACGAACTACCCTCCGCCAACTGGAAGCCTCGGAGAAATCCGGGGCTTTCGTTGTCTTTTACCCGGTCAGCTCATTACCGTACATTTGTGGCATCGATAAACGATACACCACAAACGATTTACGTTCATGCAGACAATCTCCATTAACTTCATCGTGCCGCAGGGCTGGCACGAACTCGGCGACAAACAGTTGCGATATGTCTACGACCTTATCGCCAAAGAATATACCACCGATGAAATCAAGACCTTATGCCTGCTCCGTTGGAGCGGCACTAAGGTTATAGGCCGTCAGGAATCGGGCACATATCTTCTCAAAAAGAGCAAAATCCTTTTTGAGGTTACGCCGCTAACCCTCGCCGAGCTGCTTCCATATCTCGACTGGCTCGGCTCACTGCCGACCGTTCCTGTCCGGATCTCCAAAATCAACCGTCAGTCGGCGCTTCCGGCTGACTTCTCCGAAGTGCCGTTTGAATCGTTCATCATCTGCGATAACCTCTATCAAGGTTATCTCTCGACGCAGAATGATGAACTCCTCGACCAACTCGGAGCTACGCTTTACGGCAAAGATATTGCCTTCAAGCCATACGAGCGCATCAGCATTTTCTACTGGTTCGCCGCGTTGAAAGAATCGCTGTCGAAGAAATACTCCGACTTCTTCCAACCCATCGCAGGTGCCTCAGACGGCAACCTGCTCGGCTCGTCAGCATCGGTTGAGGACGCGATGAACGCACAAATCCGTGCGCTCACCAAGGGCGACATCACCAAAGAGGCCGAGGTCCTCGCGCTCGATACGCACCGTGCGCTCACCGAGCTTAACGCCCAGGCTCGCGAATACAAGGAGTTGAACGCCAAAATGCAATCCAATGGAAAATAATCTGAATGGACGTTGGGATGCGGCGGCTTTCTTTGGAAACCTTACCGCTACTAACAAATTGGCTCAGAGTGAGCAATTTGTTTTTTGTCGCGTAAGCGGTCTTGACGGCTTCGAGGAAGCCGTCAACGAGGCGCAGTCTCAAACCGCTTTCGTCTGCGTCAGCGATATTGCCGACGGCTATACCGAGTTGAACAACACACCGAGGACGCGGCGAGTCAAAACCGTTTTCCTCGCCATGCGCCACGCCGCCGAAGATATGTCGGCTCGTGCCGAATGCATGGAAACGATGCGCGAGCTGTTCCGACAGTTTATGTCGAAACTTCTCCCTGAAAAGGTTCGGTTAGAGCAGAACTGCATCTACCTCGACCCACGTATCTCGTTCAACGAGATTGACCGATACTTTTTCAACGGCGCCGCCGGTGCATATTTCCAAATCGCCGTAGATGTCTACACCGATTTAAGATATAATGCCGATGAGTGGAACGGATGAACAGCTTGAAGCCCGGCGTAAATACGTCCGCGCCTTCAATGCCACAATGGTAAAGATATGGCGCGAGCAAATCGCCCTTTTGGGAGCGGTCGACACAGGAGCGTTGTACCGCTCAACGGTCGGCATATCAATGACAGCCGACGGCAAGTTCATTGACATAACGCTATCGCAAGCCTTCAACACCTACGGTTTGTTCGTCGACTACGGCACCGGCCGCAATACTCCGCGAGGCAACCCCGGTGACATTGGCCGCGCCAATGGCCGCAAACGCAAGCGTTGGTTCTCTCGCAAATACTTCGCCTCGGTGATGAACATTCAGGAATTTTATGCCGACAGCCTCGGACAAGAATTTTGTCGGGCAGTCTCCAACGCCCTCAATCCCGACATTATGCGCCGTTCCGTCACTCTCTGAGTGTCTTTTCACTTGCATTATTTCAGGGGTATCTTTGCCAATAAACCATAAACGATAACCCATAAACCGCGCCACCGGCGCATAAGATATGGCTATTGATACTAAATCGCTTACTCAGATTATAACCGAGTTCCGCAAGTTGCAGACGAAGGACTCCATAACCCCGGAATCCCTCGGATATATCTTGCAACGCATCGCAGACCTGCTCGCTACCGCCGGGACTTCCGAGACTCAACAGATTCTCGGCAACTGGTACACCGCGCTCTCGAAAGCCGACCATATAGCCGTCTGCAAATTGCAGCAAGGCTCCGCTGACCGTAATTTCGTCAGGCTCTCGAACACGTTCATCGACCTGCTCACAGGTCAGCAAATGACAAACGAGAACGCCACAATCATCAACATGGCGACAACCGAGCGGGCCGGTGTGATGAAAGCGCAACAGGTCGTTGACCTCAACAACGCCCGCCGCGCCGTGGCTGACATTCAGAAACTCCTTGACACCATACAAGCCAAACTCGGCATGACCGACGGCTCGAAAGGTCTGTATAACGCAGCCCAGATACAGGTATCGGTCGAAAACGGCAAACTTCGTCTATATGGTGCGCAGCAGCTTATCACAGACGGCTATGTGCCGTATCTTTTCCGGCTTACGCGCAAGCGCAACCCTTGGGATGATAAAGTCGCCCTCGAAGCCGGGGCTACACCCAAGAAATACGGCGACAAGCGCAAGGGATGGAATCTGTTCGGCACGGTGTATATGGTGAAGATTGCCTCCGGCAATATCCTCACTTTCAACACCAAACCGCATTACGACCTTTGCACGGTCTGTGATTCCTACTCGGATGCCCCCGAAACGCTCGTCAAGCAATTCAACCGAAACAAGGACAACGCACCGTGCATCGGCTGGGGTCGTTCCGTCGTGTGTCTGCTCGACCCTAAGAACGCGCAGAAGCATCGCCTTGTCAGGCTTCGCTTCGCCCTGGGTTTTGCCAAAAAAATCCTGCCGGGACGCTCGCTCATTACAACGGCAAACCTCGTAAGCTCGCTCGCCGAGTTCTCGGTCATTTACAACCCCTCGAAAAAGTCATGGCATTTCGGAAAGTAAACCCCATAAAAAAAGATAGCCCTCACGGCAGAGCCGAAAGGGGGATGCTATCTCATAAACTTCATTCCGATAGCCCGCAGGTAAAACCTCCGGGGGATGCTATCACATATACACCGACACAGATAGCCCGAATACGGGGGATGCTATCTCGCATCTGTCAGAGGTATACACATTTCTTAGCTTGGCTTCACTTTCGTTCAGAGGTGTCCGGGTCAGGTAGCTTGGTTTCACTTATCAATACACAAAGGTAATACTTTTTCTCCACATATACAACTCTTTAACTCACAAAATTATGAATCTCAACAAACATAAGCCGACAATCCAACTCATTTCAGCAATCCTGCTGATAGTCATTGGCTGCGGCCTCTTGATTTCCGGCTTCATCATGCCGCCACCGGGCGAAATTCATAATTCCGTACTTATCGCCTTCGGCGAGATTCTGACTTTCGCGGGAGCGTTATTCGGCATCGACTACCATTATAAATACAAAGACCATGAGAAAAATCAATGAAATCATCATCCATTGTTCGGCAACCCCCGAAGGCCGGAATTTCACCGTCCAACAGATTCGCGACTGGCACGTCAAAGGCAACGGCTGGCGCGACATCGGCTATCACTACGTGATTTACCTCGACGGCAGCGTTCATCGTGGCCGTCCTGAAAACCGGGTCGGCGCACACTGCACGGGGCATAACGCAAACTCCATAGGCGTTTGCTACATCGGGGGCTGTGCCGCTGACGGCAAGACCCCGAAAGATACACGGACAGCCGCTCAAAAGGCGGCGCTCGTCAAGTTGGTAGCCGAACTGCGACACCGCTATGGCGGGACCACAGTTCACGGCCACAACGAGTTCGCGGCAAAAGCCTGTCCTTCGTTCAACGTTCAGAAAGAGCCAGAGTTATGCGGTCGATAATCTTCATTCTTGCTTTATCGCTCCTTGCAAGCTGCAAGAGCCAAAAGCAGGTAGTCAGCGACAAGACTCTCGCAGTCGATTCTGTCGCTCGGTCGGAACATCACCGCACAATGGCGGTGATTGACTCGGCTATCCGTAATATTGATTTTAGCTTCGATACCCTGAAAATCAATATCGAACGACCTTATCTCGCCAATGACACTCTCGGCTCTCAACCCTCGGCTCTCGGCTCTCAAACGGAGATTATTCGCATCAAGGCTGTTCGTGGGCGCGTCATAGATCAGCGGCGTGTACATAGGGACAGCGTCGAAGCCTACAATCGGCTTGATACGGTGGCCTATCATCAATCAGCCGCCGAGACTTCGACAGAACACACCGCCACAACGCGCCTCTATAATCCGCCTGACGGTTCTACTATGTTCATCATCACAATTCTTGTGATTGGTTGCTTATTATCCGTTTTCTACCGAAAACGATAACTCATACAGCACTGCAAGAGTAGAACTTTCTTCATAAATTGTCAGAACGAGTTGCCCGCGAGGGTAGCTCGTTTTGTTTTTCGCGTTCATCTTCTTTGACCCTCCCGGCTGGTGGCGTATGGCGGCCATACATACCTCCCTGCGTCCTCCGTTTGATGCCTACATCCTTGCAAGTCCGAGCATCGTTGGTCGAGGCTCCGCTGCTCTGCGCTTCGACTAACGACCGCTGCGGGTTCCGGGTCGATAGATTGTTCCTTCCGGCTTGCCTACGCTTCCTCCCGACACCGCTCCTGCGTCACGGTGC